TCGTCCTGTTTATCCCCGAACATGGTCGAAACGGTTCACAAAGGCCCGATGACTGGTAATCTCTAGAAAATGACACTAGAACTGGTAGAAAATAAACCAGCCCTTACAGGGGCTGTGATGCCTCGCCTGCATACGCCATGGGTCGAAGGCGAATCTAAGGTAGATGCCATTATTGAACTTGCCGAACGTATCGGCCAGCCTTTACTCGAGTGGCAGATCGTGATCCTGCGAGATATGTGCGCCGTAGATGAAAACGATCAGTTCGTAAAAAAATCTAGCTTGTTAGTTTGCAGCCGCCAGTCCGGTAAAAGCCACGTTCTGCGTATGCGCGTACTAGCTGGGCTGTTCTACTTTGGCGAGATGAATATCCTTATTATGAGTTCGCAAATGCTCATGGCCTCTAAATCGCTGGAGATCATGGCAGGCATTATTGATCGCAACGAGTTTCTACGCCGCGACGTTAAAGGCGGCAATATCGAGAAGGCTTACAAGCGCACTAATGGTAATAACCGAATCATCCTAGAATCAGGCGCAGAGGTTCGAGTAGTAGCTGCGACTGCAGACTCTAGCCGCGGTTTAACTGCCGATGTGGTTTGGATCGATGAGCTGCGCCATGTCGGTACAGAGGCGTTAGATGCTGTTAAGAGTACGACTTTAACCCGTCCTAATTCGCAGCGATTTTACACGTCAAACGCTGGCTTTAAGGATAGCCATGTACTAAATGACATGCGCGAAAGATCGCTAAACAAGCCGCCTAAGTCGGTGGGCTATTACGAGTACAGCGCGCACGATGGCTGTGATATTTGGGATCGATCAGCCTGGGCGATGGCTAACCCGTCATTAGGCTTACTGATAACCGAAGCGGCCATGGAGGAAATAGTCGCTACCTCCGATTACAGCGCGGTAATGACTGAGAATCTTTGCAAATGGGTAGGCACAGATTTATCACCGTGGACACCTGGCAGCTGGGAGGAGTGTGCCGATCCTGATCTAATCTTGTCACCTGGCATGTACTCGATGTTTGCCTTTGATCTTGAGCCACACGCAAAACGCCACGCAGCTTTAATGGCTGGGGCTATATTGCCCGATGGTCGAATTGGTATCAGCCTAGTTAAGACATGGGAATCGGATCGTGCGATCGATGAGCTAAAGATCGCCGTAGATATTAAAGGCTATTGCGATGAGTGGATGCCTAAGCAAGTCCTGTTTGATAAATATACCGGGCAGGCTATTGCCGACCGCCTACATGTATCAGGCATAAAGGTGGAGGACTGCTCAGGATCGCAGTTCTATACAGCTTGTTCGACCTTTAAAGATTACATAGACAATAAGCGCGTAGTTCACGGCGATCAAGAATTCTTAAATGAGTCCATGGATAACGTAGCCGCAAAATCAAACGACCAGGCCTGGAGAATTATTCGCAAGCGATCCAGCGGCAGCGTAGCCGCGCCGATCAGCGCAGCCATGCTGGTCATGCACCTATCTAAGCCAATGCAAGAAGCCAAGATATACGCCTAGCGACACGCCGAACAGAATCGGTAATGTGCTTGACAATTTGAGAAAATCCCACCTATGGGATTACTGGAAACTTTAGGCTTTAAGGGTAAGGCAGAAGTTACTGCCCAATACGCCCCTGCCATCATGGATACCAGCTACGGCGTAGGCATGTACAGCTATAACAGCGGCCTATCTAACTATGGTTATGGCGTTGCGATGGATCGCAATCTGGCTTTGCAAGTTGCCAGCGTTAGCCGTTGCCGTAATTTAATTGCAGGCGTTATATCCAGCATCGATCTTGGCTTGTACAAAAAATCTACAGGTAAAAAATTAGAGTCCCCGGTATGGCTAGATCAAATGGATATTCGCCAACCACGCAGCGTTACGATCGCCTACCTGGTCGATGCGTTGCTGTTTTATGGGGTTGGGTATCTTAGGGTTTCATCGTTGTACCAGGATGATAATCGCCCATCAGGTTTTGAATTTATATCTAATACACGCGTTACCGTAACTACAAACAAGTACGGCGATGAAGTTGAATATTATGCAGTCAATGGCGAACGCGTACCGATGTCCGGTATTGGTTCGCTAGTTACATTTCAATCATTACTGCCAGGTGTATTACAAACTGGTGGCCGCACTATTCAAGCTGCGTTAGATATTCAAAAAGCTGCAGCAGTTGCAGCAGCTACGCCAATGGCAACTACTATTCTAAAAAATACTGGGGCTGATCTACCTGAAGCGCAGGTACAAGGTTTACTAGCTGCTTGGAAATCGGCAAGAAATTCGCGTTCAACGGCATATTTAACTAGCACTTTAGAGGCGCAAAATATTGGCTTTAGCCCTAAAGATATGACCTATAACGAGTCATCACAATATCTTGCTACAGAAATTGCGCGTTTAATGAACGTGCCGGCATATTACATAAGCGCAGATATGAACAATTCAATGACCTATCAGAACATATTAGATGGTCGTAAAGAATTCGTAGCCTACTCACTACAGCCATTTATAAGCGCAATAGAAAACCGTTTAAGCATGGATGATTTAACTGCGCACGGTAACGTAGTGCGTTTTGCTATCGATGAAACTTTCCTACGCGCAGATACTATGGCGCGACTTGACTCAATAGAAAAAATGTTAAACCTTGGTTTGATTGATGTATCGCAAGCACAAGAAATGGAACAGCTAACGCCAAATGGATCAGGAGATACAGTAGATGTTGCACTTAACGTTTAGTAATTCAATCGAGGCTGCAGACGGTGAACGTCGCATAATCTCAGGCAAGATCGCACCGTATAACGAGGTTGGTTATACATCTGCTGGCCCTGTTGTATTTGAACGCGGATCTATCGCAATCGCAGATGAAACTAAGGTCAAACTATTAATGCAGCATCAAAGTACCCAACCCGTTGGGCGCATGTTGGCCAATTCTGTAAAAGATAATACCGATGGAATTTACGCATCTTTCAAAATTTCAAGTAGCACCCGGGGACAGGATGCACTTGTACTAGCTCAGGAAAACCTTGTATCTGGCTTATCCGTTGGTGTGGATGTATCCGCATCAAAGCAGATGAAAGGCTACCTGTTAGTTACCGCTGCAGTCCTGAAAGAAGTAAGCCTAGTAGAGTCGGCTGCTTTTGATTCAGCGGCCGTAACTGATATTGCAGCTGCTAAAGCTGCACTAGAAGCAGCAAGTATGAAAACCACAATCATCCATACAGAGATGATTGAAACCGAAACCGAAACCGAAACCGAAAGCGAGGCAGCTGTGACTACAGCCCCTATTGATACACCGGATGTACCGGCAGAAAAACCAGTCGAGGCTGCACCAGTTCAAGCAGCTCGCCCAATTATTCGCCCATCCGTATTAGACAGCCAGACAGTCCGTACACCAATTACATCTATGGGTAAGTACACAGAGCATAAGATTCAGGCTGCCTTAGGCAACCAAGATTCCCAGCTATATGTAACAGCTGCAGATGATTCTTTTACTACTAACCCAGGATTTAACCCAACACAGTACCTAAGCGAGTTTGTTACTAACACACGTTTTGGTACACCTACTATTGATGCATGTAGCCAAGGCGTTTTGCCACCTACAGGTATGACAATTAATGTGCCTTCACTTGTGACATCTGCAGGCGGCGGTACAGGCGTAGCACCTGTTGTAACAGTTGAGGCCGAAGCAGGCGCAGTACAAAACACAGGTATGGAAACTTCTTACCTTACTGGAACCGTGCAAAAATATTCTGGCATGAATACGCTATCCGTAGAATTGTTAGAAAGAGCTGGATACCCTGGCTTTTATGACGAGCTTACACAGCAACTACAAAATGCTTATTTAACAGCTATTGATACAGCTGCGCTAGTAGCATTACAAGCAGCAGGTTCATTTGGAACTGCAACAACAGGCGACAGCGCAGGCATTATTGCTTATTCATCAGAAGCTGCATCTGCTGTTTACAAAAATACAGGTTACTTTGCACAAAACTACATTGGAAACCCAGCGCAGTACCAGGCACTATTAGGTGCTGTTGATACAACTGGCCGCCCAATTTACAACGCAATTCAACCAATGAACGCAGCAGGCCAGGTTGCACCTTCATCAATTCGCGGCAACGTGCTAGGACTTGATCTATATGTAGATAAGAACTTCACACAAACTGCGTTCGATGATAACTCAGCTGTAATCCTTGCACCTGAAGCATTTACTGTTTATCGCGGACCGCAGGCATTTATGTCTGTAAACGTAGTTTCTAACCTTCAGGTTCAGATTGCTATCTACGGCTTTATGGCAACTATTGCAAAAATGCCTAATGGCATTATTAAGTTTGCAAAGCTACCGTAAACAATAACCCTAATAGTCGGTAGGGCATTAGCCCTTTGCCCTACCGACCCTAACTAAGTAAGGAGTACCGAGATGCCAGCAAGTTATGTCACCGTAGCCGAACTGCGTACCAATCTTGGTATCGGTACTCTTTACTCAGATAGTACGGTCGAGGAGTGCTGCCAAGCCGCGCAAGATCAAATTAACAGTTTCCTTTGGTTTGATTCTGCGCCAGTCGTGGGGACTGCATTGGTAAGCAACGTTGCCACCGTAATGATCGCTAACCCCGGCATATTTACTGCCACGGAATCGGTAACTATTGCCGGGGCTGGATCAAC